GTGTCACACTTTACGTGACCTGCTGGGTTCAGTACTTTGAACTTCAAAGCCTCTAAAAGGCAGTTTGAAAGGATTAAATGGTTCACCATAACTCTAATTAATTACTCTGATATAATCGTTTGTACCTTCGAAGAAGATATCTTCCATATTACACCAAGAAACTCTCAAACTAATGTCTGATTCTGTCTTGTTCAATAGCTCTAAACCTTCTGATAAGGTGTCCTTGGTGATGTTAGATTTGTCACCGTTTTTTACATATTTTCTGACTAGTACTGGCATGATGATAGTGAGTTTTAATTATGAAACTTGGAGGATGATTTAATAAAGTAGCCACCCTCTATGGTTTTTTTTTTTAGGTAATCTCTTAAACTTTCCAGCTGAACTATTATCTAAAATAGGTTCAATTGTCTTTTTGGTTTGGATTTTTTCATACGTACAAACCAAAAGTACTTTTTATACGTTCTACTTTTTCTTCTCCTTTTCGGGTTAAACCTTTGTCACACCAAAAATTTTCTGTATCGTGTAATGTTTGTAGTTCTTGCCAAAAATATGTTGAATGACCTCTGTACTTTTCTTCTAATAAGGCATCCATAGTTTCAATACTATATATCCTTAGTAAGTCTTCTGGTGTAGTATCTGAATTACCAGCAAACTTTTCACCTTCAGCTTTAAGTTCTGGTAAAAAACATCTACCTACAGCACAATGCTTACCCTGTGGGCTGTTGTAAACACAAGATGTTCTCTTTCTGGTAGGTACTACTGACCTTCTTGTTACGTCTTCTGAGTAAAACTTAACAGTTTCCTCCAGTATTTCTAATTTTGTCATGGTGATAGTGATTAATTGGTTATTTCTTTTACAGCTCCTCTGGTATCAATAGCTCTTAGGGTTAGTGGTCTACTAAAAAGGGGTTTCCTTTTGTGTAGTTCGTCCGAAGCCTTGTTTAAAGACTTGGTTTTGTATATTACCACCTCATCACTGTTGACAATTTGGAATTTTAGTGGTAATTTGTTGTCAAACTCATAACCAAAATAGTCAGCCTCAGTACCGATGATGTGGGTGATTTTTATCGAAGTGGAGTCCTCCCAATCTGTTACCAAGAAACCATCTACTGCATACAAAGAAACTACTGGCTTACAATCTTTCTGCCAACTTAAGTTGAAGTCAAATATGTCACCATTTTTGAGCTTAATTGCGTTGATGTTGTCATCCAAGTCACCTTCAGTCAGGTCTATGGTGAACACTTCATTTCTGAACATGAATGTAAAAGTCTTTTTTACACAGTCTAAAATTCCTTTATTATTCTTCATAATTTCTAAGATTAAATACGACCCATAAACCTTAAGTCTATGTTTGCGAATACTGTTATTATCTCCTTGTTTGCGTATATTTCACGCTGAACTGTGACGTTTTTAGTAACAGTGTTGACTGCTACTCTTTGAGTTCTTCTTACTATGTTATTGATAGCTGATTTTAGACTTGGTTTTTTAATGAATGTTTCCATTGGTGATAGTGATTATTTTTGTTTGTTGTACCATTTTATAAATTCTACACAAGCATTATATGTGCTTTCAATCCTTGTTTTTCCATTTCCTTGGAATAAATGATGTGTAAAATCGCCATAATGTGTAATGTCGCAACGATTTTTATTTATTTCAATTCCAAAACTATCAAAACCTTCACAAGTGCTTTTTTTGTTTAAATACTCTAAACTTTCTATCTTTTCTACTACTTCCATTAACCAGTTCCAATCTGAATGGTATTTTATATTTTTAATTTCTAGCCCTCCAATTTGTGGAATATAAATTAAACCTTCTGCCATTTGTACGCCTGTACTTCCATAAGTGTATTGACCACCCATAAATTCTGCTATAATCTTATTGTTTTCTGTTGTATTCATGATATTGATTTATTTATACTAGAATTTATAACCCATTTGCTCCAGCTGGTGCTTATAATTTGTATTTTTTTCAATAACCAAGAAGGATATTGTGTTATTTTCTTCTTAACATTACATACAAAATAAGAGTTTGGCATACAAAGTTCAACGTTGTCATCAATTAACTTCATATTGCATAATATTAAAGTACCTATTGGTGCTTGCTCAGTAATGGTGATAGTGAATCTCATCTTATCGGTAGTTAGATTTAATTTTTCTGAACCGTACCCAAGTTGCGGACTGCATAATGAGTCCACTTACTTTAGCTTTTTTACCTGCTAATTTAAAGCATTCTACAAAGAAGTTGTATTGTATTGTGGTGATACCTTGATACTCGTTCTCGGTAATCCAGTGACCCAAGGCAATTGACAATGCGTGACGGTCTATTGTAACCTCAGTATCTCTTTGAGGATACAAAATGTTGATGAAGAATGATTTTATTTTATTACCATTCAATATATTCAAAATATCCTCATCATTACAACGGTTTGGCAAGGCTAAAATAGCCCGAGCTTTATCTTTGAATATTTTAATGTGTCCGCAGTCTCCAGTAATAATCATTTTGTGAGCCTGAATTAAATTATCAGACCAACGTTTTACTGGTGATAATGCAGCAACCACTCCACAAACTTTGTTTAGGGAATAACCTGATAAATCAGATAGATTAACTGCCCAATCGCTTGCATCCTGATACCAATCAGTGCGTTCCTCTTCTGTAGTCATGTCCCAGATACTCAATATGTTATTCACAACTTTTGTTCTGGATAACGTTTCTTTTTTATACACTTGAACTTTCATAGCTCTATTTTATTATCTTGTTTGTAATATCCTCTTTTTTCAAGATGGATTCCTTTAGGTAAATTGCTTGGTCTTTACCAATTTGATACTCTTTTACGGTTATTTTAAAAATCTTCATGTTAAGAGTGTTGACTACATATTTTAGGTCTTCTAAGTTCACCCAAAAAAGTAGGTCTTTCTTTGCTTTGTAAGCACAAAACCAAACTTTATTATTTTTACGTAGATTCAAACCATCACACACTGGGGTATTAAAACCCCCGTGACATTCTATAATTCTGGTATTCTCTTCTACTTTTTTCCAAACACAACAACGAAATATTCCTTTTCCGTCTGGGTGTTCAACTCTGTAGATGTATCTTTGTCTCATGGTGAGAGTGATTAAAGTTTATACTTTGTTTTGGTACAATAATTTTTTACCTTTGGATTCTTTTACTGATAATATAAAATTTGTGAGAATAGAGCCACCACCACTGGATGTGACTTTGTTTAGTAATATTAACACTGGTTTTACTCCATTACTTTTACCTATTCTACCTGCTATATCATAGCGGTCGCCCCAGCTTTGATTAGTCTTAACATCTCCAAAATCGAATACAACTCTGGTTTTGTCCTCTTTTAATTTTAAGAGTAAATCACATAATTCAGTTGGAGTTCCTTCTGAGAAGAACACCCCTTTATATTCAAAGTGATTTTTCATCTTAGTTGATTTTATCCAAGTTAAACAATAACACAATTGTACCTAATAACCATAAAGAGGTTAAAACTACTGCGAATACTACTTTTAAGTTTTTCATTTTGGTTTTAATTAATGTGATACAAAAAAGCCACCCTTGTAAGGTGGCTTATATAATTTTATAATCTGATAAAACGTCCTTCGTCATCAATTAAGTAAGGAACTTTACCAGTAACTTCTGGTAGTGTAGTTCTTAAACTCTCTTCTGGGTGTGTTGCTCCGATATGACCGTATTCTGGTGAATCAGTTGTTTTTGGATTAACACACTTTCTATTTACGAAGTGGTTTCCTGCATTGTCGATTAGGTGAAAATCACCATTTGGAGTTTTAAAATTTGCCATTTTAGATAAATTTAAGGTTTCAATCACTTGATGCACTGGATTGATTAGTGCTTGTGCTTCCGATTGCTTTGATGCTACAACTAAATTGTCGGAAGCTTTTTATTATAGTTTTTATCTGAGACAACATTTGATATGTTGAATTTATTTATAACAGTGAACCAAACTTACAAGTTACTGTTACCTTGCTTAACGAGTAGTCTTTATACTTCACTCATACAAGGAATGGTTGCACCTACCACCGAAGAACTTTATTGTGCTTATCAAACGTTTTGGATTTTACTACTTTGGCGGTTTTCTCTTCAGGATGTGCAATGTAATGCACCAATACTCACGCTTCGTAGGACTGGCTTGTTATCACCATTTTATTTCCTCCACTATGGTTAGATTTCAAACTTAGTTAAAAACTCTCTATTTGAATTGACTCTCTAATGAATCACTGAAATTATACCTTCTCAGTCAGGTCGTTAGGTCTGGTTGTTAAGTTTGGCTTCGATGTTTTAGTGTTGACTTCTCAACTGTTTAAAACTCCACCCCAATACAACAACCGTTAAAAATCTACAAACGGTATTAATCTTTTTTATAGTAGTCCTTCAACATCCGTATCGTTTTGACTACTTGACTCTGTAAAGTACTGAAATACTTTTGAATCTCACAAGCTTTTTAACATTTATTTTTTGTCGTTGTTAAGAGGCTTAACCCTAATCGACAATACAAAGTAACAAATTAGTTTTGAATTACACAAGTAAAAAGTGATAAATGTTAGATTTATTTTAAATCTCACGTATTTTTAAAGCTTGCTATTTTGTTGGGTTGAAACATTATAAGAGGACGATATGACCATTATTTGTTGTCTTTATAAAAACCTTTACAATACTGGGGCTTTGAATGTAATCAATTAGACTGGCTATTAGATTACTATTCGTATTCACTTTTTCATTATGTCAATAGAACTTATTTGCTCAGCAAAGGTAAGGAAACTTATTTGTTAATTCCAAATTTATTTTGAATTATTTTTAAAATCCCTTATTTTACAGTACCTAAGAACGTTTTTGCTTAACTCTTCAGAATAGGTTTAAAAGCTACCTATTGACGGACGTTTATAGTCCGTTTCGTTTATAATACATTTTTATCAATCCATTGAGTAATAAAAGACTGTTTTTGAGTCTCAGTACCCGTTTTTTGAACCTCTGGCAAATAAATAACCTCTTGTTTGTAACAATCAAAAATGGCTATTTGTTTGTTCTGGATTCCTTTTTTCAAGGCATTTCGTTTGTCTTGGTATCTTTGTGATACATCTAAATAAACTAAATCATCATTAATCCAACCACCTAAATAAAAATCGGACTCATTCAATAAAAGTTTTTTGTTGTGTATATAATCCAGAACTAAACCAATATTAAGGGCTTCCAAAGGCATTTTTAATTCGTTTGAGAGGGTTGAAACCAAATAACCAGTTTTAGGATTTAAATCTTTTGTTACCAGATTAAAACTTGCTCCACCATTTTGTAGCAAAGATGCTACGAATTTTTGAATTTCCATATTTGTATAATTTACAGTTTATAAAAGAACGTTTGCTTAACTCTTCAGAATAGGTTTAAAAGCTACCTATTGACGGACGTTTATAGTCCGTTTCGATTATATTATTTAAACAGTTGTACCTTCAGCCCTTCAGGTCTCAAATGTGCGCAAAACTTATTGTTTTGATACAAAAACCTTAAAAATCCACTTGGTGCTTTTGTTATAATGATTTCATCCTTTTGGTAATCTACTGAGAATTGGACTTGGTTACCAGTCGTGGTTGTTTCTATTAAGTCCAAAAATTCTACTAATAATTGTTTTGCGTCTTTCATTTTGTCTGTTTTTATCGGTGGTTAATTGGGGTTGAAAAGTGTAAAAATACTATTATTGAAATAATAACTAATGTGAAAATAATTGTTGATACCTTCATAATTGTTTGGTTTTGTTTGAGTTTTTATTATTGTAAATCTTTGTAAGTGCTTAACCTTACTAACTTGCTCCAACCTTCTGGGGTTTTAATCTCTTCAATTAGAAGGGCTAACCATTCTTTTCTGGTGTGCGACTGTTCATAACTGTAAAAATACTTTGAATGGTTTATTTGTTTTATCATGTAGTGATAGCCAAATTTATCATTTGTTTTGTAGTCAGATAGCCTTTCAATTGCTATTTCGAGTTTCTCACTTTGTGTTAAGTTATTCATAACGTGTGTGTTATATATTAATAGCTAATAATGTGTTGTTCGTTGTAGTGAACGGTGCAAAGATACGGTAATTAAAATGTTATAAACAAGAGACAATTTGTCAGTTTTACGTCAAGCCCTGATTTTACTGGGAAACTTTTTTGAAAGTTTTTTCTAAAAGAGTTAAACATGACAACATGTCACATAAATATCTTTGTTCTTTGCCTACAGTCTTTAATCTATCGGAGTGCCTTACTCCAGACAAAAATAAAAAGTAGTTAATCAGGGTTACAAATTCAATAACCTTTGTTAAACATCTATTCAACAAACGTTATCAACCCAGATATAACACCACATTACAAGGCTATTACACAAGGCTATTATTATACACACGCACACACGTACACACGCACACGCACACACACGAGAGTACACGTAACGGGCTGAGAACCAGACAACTACGAAAAGAAAATTTGAAACGAAAACCAGCAAAACCAGAATCAGAGACCCCACCCCGTAGGAAAAATCCCGTTTTCCTTTTCACCCCAGACCCCCGATACCCTATATAGTCCCTAATCTCCCGATTTTTGTAAATATTTTTCAAAAGAGCCCCTTCAAAAAATTTTTTTATAAAATTTTTTATCAAACGATTTTGTCAACCAACTCCGTAAATCGCCCCTTTCCTCCCCAACATTTACAACACCTGACATAACATGACAACTTGTCACTTCTATTCTTCACCCCACATCAATAAAATCTTCAAAAAACTACTGTCAAGCAAATATCTCACGAAGTGAAGTCACAAAAAAGGGTTTTAAAGCCATTTTCGAGCCTAAAACCCTAAAAACTGACCTTAAAACCCTATTTATATTCACATCTTGCTAAACAGAAGTGTTTAGAAACGAAAAAACCCTGAATTAACAGGGTCTTGAATTTATTTTAGTCTGGACTTTTCTTTATGTATAAATTTCTCTATTTCTTATACATGTTCTCTTTGTCATGTATACTTTTTGTCTATTTCTTAACTTGTATTACTATAAGTTTTATCTATTAGAATATTTATTATAATATATATTATTATATAATACTACCATTTAAAAGGTTTTCTTAGATACAGCTTCGCTGAAAGGAAAAGAGAACTATTTATAAAAAAATAGAAATCAATCCCTTTAGCGAAGCCTGTTAAGAATAAACCCTTTTTAAAAAAAATACTGACCCTTTAAAATGGTATCCCTTCAACAGTTGTTTGTTGCTACCCGATGGTAACTCACCAAAAGAAGTTAAAAACTTCCCCTCGCATGCATAACTACTTGAACATTCTTCCCTCGAAGATAAATATAGTCGATAGTCCATTAATCTATCATGGGTATGCACTCCCTTGTTTTATAATGAGCCACAAAGATAAGTAAAAGTTTCTTATGGTCTGTATACTTTTTCTCTATAAAGCCAGTGTTTACCATAGATTTTAGCTATAGTATAAGGTTATCTATTATAGGTAATTACTATGGAGATTTAATTTACCATAGAGAAATCTTATAGTATAAATAAATTAAAAAAGGCTTGCAGATTAACAAACGTTATTATATCTTTGCCTCATCAAATAATTTAAATAATAAATAATATGGCAGATTGGTATGATGAAGATATGCCCGACCAAGATGATGGTTTTGAGAGGTATTACTATCCAGAAAGATTTGAAGAATAATTTAAAACAAAACAAAATGAATTACGTAGCATATTACAGAGTATCGACAGAGGAGCAAGGAAATTCGGGTCTTGGATTAAAGGCACAAGCAACATCGGTTCTGAACTTTGTTTCACAAAATGGGAAATTAGTGGGAGAATTTCACGATATTGAATCAGGGGCTTCAGAGTCCCGTAAAGGTATGATTGCAGCAATTGAAGCTTGTAAAGTGAATAAAGCAACTTTGGTTGTAAAAGAAATGTCCCGTATCTCCCGTGGTGGTTTTAAGTTCAGACAGATTCTTGAAGATTCAAAGATTGACTTCATAGAGTGTTCATCACCACATGACCCAGAGTTTGTAAAGGACATCAAATTCTCACTTGCTAAAGATGAGAGAAAGAAAATTCGTCAGAGAACAAAGGATGCCTTGGCTGAGATAAAAACCAAAATTGAGAAGGGTGAAACCCACATCTCCAAGTCTGGTAATATCGTGAAGTCATTAGGTAAGCCCGAGAACCTTTCACAACACTCTAGAGATATATCAATACAAGTAAGAGTGAAAAAGGCTTTGGAAAACGAAGATAACGTACGTGCTGGGGCATTTATCGTGGCACTTGCTGAGTCAAACAATTTCAAGCAAATTACTCAGAAATTAAATGAATCTGGATTTAAGACCAGTAGAGGAAATCAATTCTCTGAAGTTCAGACGAAAAGGTTATATAATAGATATAAATAAAATCATTACCTTTGTGTATAATCAATAAATTAAAATATGAAACGTAGAATAGTTTTTAATATAGCAGCTTTCATAGAATGTTTGCACCGAGTAATACTGGATAATCCAGATATGATTGATGATGAGGTTCAAAGGTATAAGGATTTCCTAGAAAGAACAAAAGAACCACTTAAATCTGACGTAAAATCTTATTCAGAAAAACACCCCTTAGTGGTTGAAAATAAGAGACTTAGGTCATTTATTAAGGCATGTCATAACCCAGTTTTTTAACATTAAAATAAATTGCTTATCTTTGCCTCTCAATAATGTAACAAACTCATAAAAATATAAAACATGGCAAGACAAAACGCAATTTCGGAGTATAGAAACGTAAAAATCGCATTTGATAATGCATCTGGAGCAATAGATGGTTCAGAGTTAGGACAAATAGCAGCCCCACTAGATGCTTTTAAAGCAGCTATAGAAGTTGTAACAAGATTAGAAGGTGAGTATGCGAAGTTAGGTGCAGTTGGAGTCCCTGATGTAATAGCTAAAGCTGTTTTAGCTACAGGTGCAATTCCTTTCCAAATCCATTCATTCACAGTTACAACTGTAATGGAAACAGGAACATATACGTTTCTTTACATAGAAACAAAACCAAACGTATCGGAGACAGATGCCATAAGCGAGCAAGGGGTAAATTAAACAAACAAAGATAATAAAAATGAAAACAAGTTTTACAAATAATTGCTTCTGGTATTCGAGTTCTCTCGAACGGGGTAATCTATGTGGTAAAACTGGAGTATAGTTTTTAAAAGTACGCAATAGAAAAAGCCCTGTCATACGATAGGGCTTTTTTATTTTATATTGGGGTGGTTGCTCGGTTGGAAGAGGCGTTAGACTGTAAATCTAATAATCCGCATGGAATGGAGGTTCGAGTCCTCCTCATCCCACAAAATTACACAACGTACAAGGCTTTGGTAATTGATTAGGAAATGGGGTGTAGGGGATTTATCACTAGACTGTTTTATAAGTTTGTGTATTAAGGTTTTAATTAATAGTGGTTATAAAGTTGTAAAATAAATAATGGATATGTAGCTCAGGGGTTAGAGCGGTTGGTTGTTAACCATCGGGTCGTGGGTTCGAATCCCACCTAGTCCGCAAATACTTATGAGCGTTGGCTGTGCAGTTAGGTCTCCAAAACCTAGCTTGAAGGTTCAAATCCTTCCATTTGTGTAAAAGGGTCAGAAGCTAACTTGGTAGAAGCATTGGTTTGAAAAGTCAAAGGAGTTGGTTCGAAACCAACCTGTCCCACTATACTGTGTCCGAGTGGTCTAAGGAAGAGGTCTGCAAAACTGAAGGTCGTGGGTTCGAATCCCACCAGTATTTCAAAGTTATTTTATTTTTGTATCTTTGCTAAAATTAAATTCAATGGCAAAAATAGGAAGCCTACCGTGGCACAGAGAGAAAGTAAGAGAGTTAGAAGAAAAGCAGGGCAAGGCTGGTAAAGCTGGAGCTAAGGCTAGAATAGAAAAACACCATTCGTACAAGGACGGTTATGGTAATACTATAAAAACTAACACAAAAGAACCTTATCCAAGATTTAGGTCTAGGGTAGAGTATGACTTTTTGAAGTATATTAGAGTTGTGTTTAAGTGGGCAGTAGAAAATTACCCAGAGTTAAGCAAACCAGAGATTGAGTTCTTGTTGTACCTTTATGGTATAGGAGCTTTTTCCAGAAAGCAGTTTGATGATTACCACAAACTTTTAGGTTTGTATTCAGTAAAAACTCTTACAAAGTTTGAAGATGAAGGTTGGGTAAAGGTCTGGAGATTAAAAACTGCTAAGACTCACACCTTATACACATTAACCCAAAAAGCAAAAATCATGTGTAACAAAATGCACAGGTATGCTTGTGGGGTCGATGAGATACCAATGAATCCAGTATCAAATGAGTTGGCGAGGAAAGATGCACCTAGAATCAATAACTACTACATGGATATTATCAAGAAGATGAATAATGACAAAGCCCCTGCTGAAGAGTAAGGGCTTTTATTTTACTTCTTTTTTCTTCCACCTTCACCAGCTCGTCCTCTGTTTGTGGATGTTTTTACAAACCTATTAACTGAGTGGTCATAGTCGAGACCTTTTGTAGATTTACCAGCTGCTTTACGTTCTCGAACTTTGGCATTTGATTCAACCCTTTTCTTAATTTGCTCAGGTCTAGCGTTTATTTTTTTGTCTGTAGCAGCCTTCTTCTTCCGTGCTGCTGGGTTGTTTGCGTAGTATTTAGCACTCTTGCTTATTGCTGCCATAAATGTAGTCTTTAATTATTTGATTATCTTTGCAAATATACAAATAATTACGTTCCAGCTAAAAACTGGATATCAAATAAACCATAAAAATATGAAATATGAAGTATTACTAAGCAGTTTTTCAGGTAGGTTATTCCTGCTATCAGCTTTTACATTCCCAGTTTTCAACAACCTACACTGGGCTTTGATTTTATTACTAGGAGCGTTCATCGCTGATTTTCTAACGGGGTGGCTTGCCACTTACCAAGAGATTAAGAGGGGTGACAAACCAATGCCAGCAAGCGGACACTCCTTTGAGAGTAGCAGAGCTAGGGATTCCGTTATAAAAGGTATTGGCTACATTTTACTTATACTAGGTTCGGCAGCAATTGAGTATGTCTTCTTTGATAGAAAGTTTCAATTCAATAGTTTAACAAGTAAAAGTTTTGGCGTAACAGAATTAGTAATAGGATTTTGCTTTGCTATTGAGATGTACAGTACTTTAGTAGAAAATATGAAAAGGGCAGGTTTTGACATTATAGGAAAAGCAGGTAAATTAATTGATTCCTTCTGGAGTCTTAAAAATAAAATTACAAATGGATAATATAACACTAGAAAGAATAAAACTTTTACACCCTAAGATTAGGGAAGAAGTTCGTAAACTTTATGAAAAGGTAAACAACAAAATGCTAGGTAAAGGTGTGAGATTGAGGTTAACTTCAACTTTACGTACTCCTGAGGAACAGGACGCATTATTTTTAAAAAGACCAAAAGTTACTAATGCTAAAGCTTGGCAATCAATACACCAGTATGGCTTAGCTTTTGATATAGCAATTCTTTATGATTTAAATAATGATGGTGTTTTTGAGAAGTTATCCTATGATATGAAAAAGGATGGAGACAAGGATGGTATAGCAGATTGGCTAGAAATAACACAGATTTTTGTAGAAGCTGGTTATACTAACGGGTTCTTAACCAATGGTAAGAAATGGGACTACCCACACTTCCAGAAAGATTTTGGAATGAATTGGAAGACTATGAAGAAGTTAATTGATGAAGGTAAATACATAGAAGAAAATGGAAACAAATACATCACAATCTAAGACTGTCACTTTGGCAAAGAAGGTAATAACTACGCTAGTCGTAGTATTCCTTCTATTCATTTTTTTAAGGGGTTGTAAAAAGGATGACCTAGTAGTAAGCAAAACTACAACGGATACAGTCTTTGTGGAAAAGATAAAAATAATCCCAAAGATAGAACAAGTAATACAGTATAGAGACCCTAAACCATTGTATATCAATGTAGTAGGTAAGGATACTATTAAGAATTACAAAAAGGTTTACACTGATTCAACAAACGTTGCTGAGGTTACAATAGAAGACTCAATAAACGGCACACTACTTAACCAAAGAGTTAAAATAAACGTTAAGGAAAGAGAAGTAAAATACAAGGAAACAGTGATAACTAATAACACGGTAACCAAACTAAAACCTTTTATGGTTTTGTCAGCTGGTTTAACAGCACAATCGGGATTAAACCCTACACTAGGTGCTGAAGTAGGTTTAAAGAATAAAAATGGATACAATGTAGAGTTAGGCTATAACCTAAGAAAAGAGTTTACAGTAGGTATCAAAAAGGATATACTAACAATTTACAACAAAAATAAATAAGATGGGAAGAATAAAAAATAAAGCACTGTACCCAATAAAGGCTGAACCAGTTACAGAGGATACTGTTGTAGGTAATGATAGTGAAGATGGAGGAAAAACGGTACTGTTTAGACTTCAGAAGCTTCTTAGCCAAGCAGGTGAAGGAACTCCTAGTATACCTACATTACAACAAGTGTTAGAAGCTGGTTATGAGACAAATCTACCTATAAGTTATAGTGATGGAAGCGAGTTAAGATGTTTTTTAGGGTATGGGTCAGTCTTAGCAAGTGGTTATGCTGGTACAGATTTAGATAATAAAATATTACTTAATAAAGATGAAATTTATTTTAGTAAGTCTGGTAATGGTGGTATATCTAGATTATCCAAAAATAATTTAATAAGTGAAACAGATTATAAGTTAGAATTACCAGCTGCAATATCAGGTACATACACAATACCAATTTCTATAAATGGTGTCAAGGCAGGAATTGATGGAAACATAGTCATACCTATTGGTAATGTAGATACAGTATATACAGTATCTACATTACCAACAGGAGTACTAAATGATATGGCTACAGTATCAGACGCTATAGCACCTACATATTTAGGAGCTTTAACTGGGGGAGGTTCGGTTGTTTGTCCAGTGTGGCACAATGGTACAAATTGGGTATCACGTTAATAATTAAAAAAAAGATAAAATGAGAAAATTTTTAGTAAAGCATTTTGTTTTAGATTATTCATTCATAATGTTTAATAGAAGGTGGAGTGCTCCCAGAGCAAGTAGGATAATATTCCCTTTAATGACTATTACAGGATATTTAGTATCCATAAACCCCAACTATCCAAAACCAGATTTACTGTTATTGGTAATGTATTTTTTAAGTCTAGTATCACTATTCTTTGGTTTTGTCTATTTTAGGATTAAACCAGCAAAGTTTGAAGAGTTGGATGAAAAACAAAAATTACAATATAAAGCTTTTATAAGCTTTTATAAGTAATAAATAACAAATAATAGGGATGAGCAAATTATCCCTATTTTTGTATAAATTAAATATAAAACAAAATGGAAACAGTATTCAGAAAAATATCAGTGGGAAAAGACTTCCCTGACGGTTCTATCCACTACCAAGTAGGAAGACCAGTTAATTTACAATCAGTAGGTTACATTATATCAAGCATAGCTATTAACCCAAAATATGCTAAGGAAGATAAAACGGCTTATGACATATTCATAACAAATACAAGTGGCACTTTGCTGTGGAAGACTATTTATGATGTTCCAGTAGTTGTAGAAAGTAACATAGACTTTGAATAATGGAAGCAGTCAACTATCTAATCGTAAGTCTAGATAAGGCGTACGAAAACGAAGTCAAGATAGTAAATGGAGATTCTATAATTGTTAACTCTACAATAGAAGAGGTAGCTTATATAAACAGGGTGGCTACAGTAGTGGCTGCCCCTTCTTTTACTGTATTAAAGGCTGGAGACAAAGTTGTTGTACATCACAACATTTTTAGATTAAGAAATAGCGTAAACGGTAACGTAACAGAAAGCAACTTTCACATAGAAGGGAATCAATATTTCGTACCACTTACAGAAGTTTTCATGTATAAACGTGAAGATGATTGGGAAGCCTTAGACCCGTATTGTTTTGTAGAACCTATAGATAAGGAACAAGAAGAAGGTTTCAGCTTAAGCCTGTCTGAGGGCTCATACAAAGGGAAAGAGAAGGGTGTTGGTATAATTCGATACGTAAATAAAAACCTTTCAGCACAAGGTGTTAAAAACGGTGATAAAGTAAAGTTTACAGAAAATAGTGAATATGAATTTAATATAGATGGGGTTTTGTATTACAAAATGTCGACTAGGGATATAATTGCAGTAGTATGATATGGCAGTGGTGTATAGACATAGAAGGGTAGACAATAACAAAGTATTTTATGTAGGCATAGGAAAATATGGTCACAGACCTTATTCACTTAACAACAGAAACAGGCATTGGAAAAGTATAACTAATAAGTCTGATTATACAGTGGAAATATTAGCAAGAGATATAAGTTATGAGGATGCTAAAGAACTTGAGGTGTTTCTAATAAAATCTTATGGTAGGTTAGATTTAGGTAATGGATTACTAGTTAATATGACCGATGGTGGAGAAGGTACTCATGGTTTAATTGTAAAGCAAAGTACCAGAAAGTTACTAAGCAGTATACATAAAGGTAAAAAATACAGGGACTACTCCAGCCCTAGTAAAGAAAATATAGAAAAAGTAAGAGAGTCTAATAGTAAACCCGTAAATCAAAAAGACCTTAATGGAAACATAATAGGAAGTTTTAAATCTTTAACAGAGGCAAATAAAAAACTAAAATTACATTAAGTAATATAGGTCTAGTTTGCCAAGGAAAAAGAAAAACAGCAGGTGGTTATTTTTGGGAATATAAAATAAAAAATTAATTATGAGTATTTTAAGTAGAGATGATATCAGTATAGGTCTTGATAGTATGATTGAAGGTTTAAACTACAATTTCTTCTCTTTAGATGGTAGACCTGCGGATGATTCACAAGAGTTAGAAGATTTTGTGTTATCCCTTGAACCAGAGAAAATGAAGAAAATAATGGATAGCAAGTCTTCTTCTTTTGCTTCAGCTAAGAAGATTTTGAATATGTGGATGAGCTCCCCAGATGCCCCCAGAAAGGAAATCGCTAGGGATTACATCGAACGTATTGTATATGCTGGGGATTCAGCTTTGGATATTCTTAGAAGTGCCTACATCATGGATATTGATTATACCAAACTGGAAGCCCACAAACACGATGCAGCCATTAAAGCTAAACCATTAATTCTTGAATCAGTTTTTGATTTAGAGAAGGATTTAAGGGAATTGAGAGAAAAGCTTGAATCCGATGATTTATCGTTGGCTGAGAAGGAGTTTAGGGTAGGTTATCCTGAGAGGTTTGGTAAAGGGGAGTTTTTCCCTATGAGTCAATACCACCCAGAGTGGTTCAATAGAGAGGCAGACTCAGTTAGAATTTGTCCATATTCTACTGAAGGTGAGATGATTACGTTGGAAAACTTAAATATACACTTACCAAAAGTACCAGAAAACAAAGAGGATATTTTATTCCATGATTTACCACAGTCTGAGCAATACTGGAGAAGGTTAGAAGTACCTACAGGTATTACACAGGATAACGCAGATTTATGGGATTCTTATATAAAAGAAGAGTTCAGAAGAAGAAGAGAAGGTGTTTGGTTTATGAACAATGGGAAACCTACGTACATAACAGGTAACCATTACTTTGCTATGCAATGGTGTAAGATGTTGGACACGGGTGGATACATGAATTACAGACACGCACAAGCCAATATGTTTTACCACTTACAAGCTTGTATTGTGGATGAGAGATGTTTAGGTCAACTATTTGTTAAGTCTAGACGTACAGGTTTTACCTACGTTGTACTTTCAATAATGCTTAACGCCTCTACAGGGACAAGAAACAATAACTTTGGTATTACATCAAAATCTGATGCCGATGCTAAAAAAGCTTTTTTGAAGTATCGTTACATGCTTTTAAACTTACCATTCTTCTTTTTACCACTTATCAAAGGTAAACTAGATTCACCTAAGGAGTTTGAATTTGCTAGTCCATTGACTAACACAAAAGAGGCTAAGAAGAGTAAAACAAACAACGCTGATGAGTACCTTAACAACTTGGTAGATTACCAACCAACTAAGGATGACTCTTATGATGGACAGGCAATGTTTATGTACCTTGGTGACGAGGCTGGTAAATGGAAAAAACCTAGTGATTATATTCAACACTTTGGTCAAGTTTCCCCAACCATGTTAGAAGGGGGTGAAGTTGTAGGAAAAGCTTTTATCGGTTCTACTGTAGGTGCAATGTCTAAAGGTGGAGAACAGTTTGAGAAGATGTACCACTCTTCAGATGTTACAAAAAGGAATGAAGTTACACAAATGACATCATCTGGTCTTTACGGTTATTTCTTACCTGCTCAGGATAATATGTCATCTTTTACGGATATTTACGGTATCTGTCACAAAGAGAGACCTAAGAACAATGTCAAGAATATAAAAGGTAAGTTAATACTTACAGGTGCAGTTGATTTCCTTATAAGTCAAGAAGAATCAAAAAGAAAGGAAAGTGATAGAGCTTTGAATGAGCAATACAGAGCTTTCCCTAGAATTATAGAACATGCCTTTAGAGATGAATCTGGAGAAGGTGTATTCAACAAAACTAAACTTTATGAGCAAATAGAATACAACAAAAAAACAATGGACGAAGAAAAGTACGTTGTTGGTAATTTTGACTGGGTAGGTACTATAGATGGTGATGTTGAGTTCCAACCTAACCCACACGGAAGGTTTAAAGTGTCTTGGATGCCGTCAATAGTTGACAATACTGAAGCCTTACAGAATAGGGTTAAAGAGGTTAACGGTAAGTTCTACCCACTTAATACAGAATGTGTGAGATTTGGTTGTGACCCGTTCTCTTACAAGTCTACTCACGGTGCAGGTTCAAAAGGAAGTATACACGGAAAAACACTAACTTTGCCAGAAGGGGGTGCTCCATCAAACAAGTTCGTTGTAGAGTATATTGCCAGACCACCAGATGAGACTACATTTTTTGAAGATGTTATCAAAGTTATTAGGTTTTACGGAGCTCCAATCTTGATAGAATCAAACAGGCTAGATTTGCTTAGACACCTTAGAAACAGGGGTTACAGAGGATTTGCTATGGATAGAATGGATAGGGTTAAGCTTAATGATAATGAGAAAGAGTACGGTGGTCAGATGATGTCGGGTAAGGATATGTTAGATTCTCACATGGGTGCTATAGGTACTTGGATTCAAAACTTTGTAGGAATCTACCAAGATGAAATCAAGAAACTAAGACCAATAGGTGAGATGGGAGATATTCCATTTAATGAGACCTTAACAGATTGGTTGAAGTTTGACCCAGATGATAGAACAAAGTTTGATGCAACTATCTCAAGTGGGTTAGCTATTATGGCTTGTCAGAAAGAGAAATACAAAGGAAAGGTAAAACCTAAAAAGGCAATTGATGTATCAGCCTTTCTACCTAAGTTTAGTAATAAAGGTTCAATAGGAAAAAGAAATTAGAAAAATATGGGATTAGATAAAAGAAAAGTGTTTTCATTCAGTGGGTTTCCTAACCCATTGGCTACCGATGAGGAGAAAAAAGAAGATTCATACGGGTTACAAGCTGCTAAGGCTATAGAAAAAGAATGGTTCTATAGACCAGAGACAGGTTCTTGTGGGTACTATGATAAAAGAGAAAAGTATCACAATCTAAGATTATATGGAAGAGGGGAACAGGACACAAAAATTTACAAAGATTTAATGAATGGTGGTGAAGATAGTTCTTACACTAACTATGACTGGAGACCTTTGCAAATTATCCCTAAATTTGTAAATCTGATAGTGAACCAAATGACGGAAAGATTGTTTGATATCAAGGCTGAAGCTGTAGATAAATTTTCTACGGATTTAAAGGATACTCATAAAAAAGCCTTAGAAGATTTCGTATATGCTAAACCTGCTATGCAAGAGGCTGAAAAACAATTAGGTGTTAAGTTAATACCTGACGATGCAGAAAGTTACCCAGAAACGCAAGAGGAAATAGACTTATTTATGAAACTTAAGTACAAACCAGCTATTGAAATAGCTACGGAAGAAGCCTTAAGGTTTACACTTGCTTTAAATGATTTTGACGAAACTCAAAGTAAATTGGTTGAGGATATAACTACTATCGGGATATCTGCTATAAAACATACCACAGACCCTTCAAAAGGTATAATGGTAGAATACGTAGACCCAGCAAACCTAGTATCTTCAAGAACTACACACAAAGACCACAAAGATGTTAACTACTTCGGTGAGGTTAAGAGGATTTCTATGGCTGAGCTTAAAAGAATCTCTGGAACAAAATTTACAGATGAACAGTTAAAAAATTTGGCTTCAGCTACTAAGGACTGGGCTAATTACCACGGTTCTTCTAACGAGTCAGACTTAGGTCACACTGATATGGAAGGTATGATGGTTGACGTACTATTCTTCACTTTCAAATCTATAAACACACTTGCTTACAAAAAGAAATATACAAAGAGTGGTGGATACAAGCTTACAGAAAAATCTAGTGATTTTCAAAAAGTTGACACTGATAACGAAGGTTATGAAGTAAGTAAAAAAGTAATAGATGTTTGGTACGAAGGGGTTTTGGTTCTTGGTACTGACGTAGTATTCAACTACAAATTATGTGAGAACATGATTAGACCAGAGGGTTATTTGAACATTACAGCTCCAAACTATTTAGTTTACGCACCAGAGATTTACCAAAATAGAACAAAAAGTTTGGTTGAAAGGATTATACCTTACGTTGATGAGATGCAGCAAATACACATTAAGTTGCAACAAATCATTGCTAAAGCTAGACCGAATGGTATATACATTGACGTTTCAGGTCTTAATGAGGTTGACATGGGTGGGGGTAATATCCTAACACCATTAGAGCTTATTAAGATTTACGATGAAACGGGTAACGTTATTGGTAGTTCAGTAGATGCAGGTGGGGATTTCAACTATGGTAAAGAACCAATCAAAGAGTTGAAAAATGGAGTTATAGACGGTTTGGACAGATTAATTTCAGCTTACAACCACTATTTGAATTTGGTAAGAGATGCTATAGGTATTCCACAAGGAGCTGACGCAAGTGCACCACATCCAGATATGGCAGTAGGAGTTCAACAACAACTAGCTGCAAATTCAAACACTGCTACAAGACACATACTTAACGGGGCTTTAAATATTAGCAAAAGATTAGGTAAAGGTTTGTCTTTAAGGCTGAAAGATATTTTCATGTATTCAGATTTAAAAGATGTTTACATAAATGCAATTGGTAGAATAAATGTTACAATACTTGAAGCATTGAAAAAATACCATTTACACGATTTAGGTATCAACATTGAACTTAAACCTGACAATGAGGAAAGACAACAACTGGAAGCAAACATAACAATGGCTTTGAGTAAAGATTTAATAACGTTGGATGATGCCATTGATATTAGAAATATAGGAGACACAAAACTTGCTAACGAGTTGATTAAAAGTCGTAGGGTAAGAAGAGAAAAAACCAAAGCCGAAGCAGAAAAAGCGATGGAAGCCCAAAGAGCAGAAGGTCAAGCTATGGTTGCCGAAAGAGCGTCACAAGCTAGAATAGCAGAGATGAAAGCCCAAATTGAAAAAGAAATGGCAGTTATTGAAGCTAAGTCACAAGCTAAGATGAGAGAGCTTGAAAAAGAAGCTGAAGTAAAATCCCTGTTAATGGAGAAAGAGTTTGAGTTCAACATGCAGTTGCAAGGTGTTTCAGAAAACAATAAAATGAAAACCTTACAATTTGCTAATAAAGAGGCTATTAAGAAACAAGACAGAAATAATTCTCAGGTATCTGACATAAAACAACAACAAATGTTTAACCTTCCAGCCAAGTCTTTCGAGTCTTCAGAAGATAACCTTTCAGGTTCAGTTGAGCTGTCGGAGTTAGAACCGAGTTAAAAAAAGAGTATAGTTAAAAATTATCTATATTTGCATATTAATAAATTAAATCGATACAAAAAAATGGGAAAATTA